CTGCGAGTTACCCAACTGGATTGCAGGTCCACGCCAAGTAAACGCCTGCCTAGAGCGCTGGTACGTCGTCACCGCTTTGTTTTTTCCATCGGCAGCGCAGCAGCCAGCAATTGCTGAGGCCGCCAAACGGCGCCGCAACCTATTGGGCGGTGACCAGTGAGTAATTTTCTAGCCGCAGCTAAGGCCACTACACAGCCGCCACTGCCGCACCAGCAGGCTGCATGGAATTATGCATGGGAGTTATTGGCGCCAGATGAGCAGGTCAATTTTCTCAGCAAATTCCGCAGTGATCCGCCGGTAAAACCTGCATTGGCCCACGATGCAGCAGTCAAACTAATCTGTGAATTTGAAGGCTTTGAGGCCAACGCTTATCCAGATCCAGCTAGTGGTGGCGACCCTTGGACTATTGGCTATGGATTTACAACCTGGACCGATGGCGCCAAGGTCAAACGGGGCGACACCATTACCCGTGACGCTGCCGACAGAATGCTGGCCGCATGGATTGAAACCAAGGTAGTGCCGACGCTGGCCAAAACAATACCCGGCTGGAATAAACTGCCGCCTAATAGGCAATCTTGCCTAGTGTCGTTTGCTTGGAATTTAGGTTGGCATTTTTATGGTTCAGCTGGATTTGAAACCATCAGCAAATGCCTAGCCGAAAAGCTCTATGACGATGTGCCAGCGGCGCTAATGCTGTACGTCAACCCCGGCAGCAATGTTGAAGCTGGCCTACGCCGCCGCCGTGAAGCAGAAGCCAAGCTATGGGGTGGTGGCAAGATTGATCGCGTTGAGCTGGTGGTGCCATTTGAAAGCCAAAACGATAACAAAAGCGGCACCGGCTACCGCGAATGCTTCTCAAGCAGTTGCGCCATGGTGGCTAAGTTTTACGGCAAGGTAGCAAGCGATGATGCTTATAACGCTGTCCGCGCTAAGTACGGCGACACCACTGATGCGCAGGCACAGGTGCAAGCGCTGCGGTCACTGGGTCTTGATGCCCGATTGGTCACTAATGCCGCTCCTGGCCTGCTGGAGGCCGAGCTACGCGCCGGTAGGCCAGTGCCTGTTGGTTGGCTGCATAAAGGGCCCATAGCAGCACCTAGCGGCGGCGGGCATTGGTCGGTAGTGACTGGCTTTAACCCCAGCCATTGGATCGTCAACGATCCCAACAACGAGGCTGATCTGGTGAATGGCGGCTATGTAAGCAACACCAACGGCAAGGGCCAACGCTACAGCAAGGTTAATTTCAACCGCCGATGGATGCCTGATGGTGCCAGCTCCGGCTGGGCACTACTGGTGAGGCCAGCATGACTGAAGTGATCCGCCATAGCCCTGAGCTAACAGAACTGCGGATTCCTTATTCGTCCAATAAAGAGCAATTTAATTTTCTTCTTGCTTCTGATATCCATTTAGATAATCCAAAATGCGACCGCAAGTTATTTGCTAAGCATCTAAATGAAATGCAAGAGCGCAAAGGCAAGGCATTGTTTTTTGGTGATGTGATGTGTTTGATGCAAGGTAAAAAAGATAGGCGCGGCAGCAAAGGTGACATCCGCCCAGAGCACTTAGGCGGCAATTATTTTGATCTTGTATTTAATGAAACTGCCGAATGGCTTAAGCCATGGCAACAAGATATTGTGATGATGAGCGACGGCAACCACGAAACCGCAATAATCAACCACAACGAAATAGATCCGCTTGGCAATGTTGTGCGCATCATGCGCGATAACGGCAGCTCCGTCGAGCACATGCGCTACCAAGGGTTTATCTGGTTTACGTTCTATCAAAAAGGCTTGGAACGTGCGCAAGAAAAAATACGCCGACTAACCCTTGGCTTTCACCATGGCACCTGGGGCGGCGTAATAACTAAAGGCACATTAGGCGGCGGTCGCTATGCCAGCGTCATGCCAGACGCTGACGTCATTGTCAATGGGCACAACCACGAACGCACAATCGTTGCGCATCCTTGCTATCGTATCAACAATAAAGGAGAACAACGTATAGAGCAACGGTGGCACATACAAACTGGAACCTATAAACAAGAGTTCAAAGGTGGAGGTGGATTTGCAATTGAAAAAATTGTAATGCCTAAATCATTAGGTGGTATCTGGCTTAAGCTGCGCCCCCGTGCTAGTTCTGGTGTTGAAATCACCTGCGAGCCTGCAACATGAACCGCTACCTAGTCGAAATAAGCGCCATGATCGTAGTAGATTCACCGCATTCACCAGATGATGTAGCCACCGGCATTGCGGCTAGGTTAGAGGAAATTTGTCAATCCAGTGCTCACCTCCTCGACTATGAGGTGATTCCATACATCATGCCGGAGCCATGTGGATCATCACATTGATGAGACTGAACTTGTCACCCGCAAAGTCACTAAACACCGGTTCCGTAAATCAATTATCGAAGCATGGAATAGCCGATGCTATATATGTGGCGGCCAATTTGAGCACATAACGCTAGATCACATAATACCAAAATGCAAAGGAGGCCATACAACACGCGAAAATTTAGCGCCATGTTGCTCCGTTCATAATCGGCTTAAGGGCCATGCAGAACTGTGGGAATGGTGGACAACCCACGAATGCTGGGACCTGGAACGCGCTATTGCGTTGATTCATTACTTGCGCCATGCCGGTGATGCTCCATGAATTGATGGTAAATAATCATTGCTTGCCATTTCTGGCTGTGTTCTTTTAACATGTTGCCATATGTAACACGCCAAAGCTTGCCATCATATGTAATTTTTGGGCTATCATGTGTCATCTGCAGAAACGCCAATGGCATGGGGCCAATGGATGGTAGTGACATTGACGCTTGAAGAACAGTTGCAACTGGAAAGCCAATCCCGTAGCGCATTAAATCATTCAGATAGAGATGCGGTAGCCAAGCTCTGCGCATCGTTAATAAAACAAAATGCTTATCAGTCGCAGTTAATAAAGCAAGCCGTCAATCATATTGCCGCTCTTGAAGCTAATGAATTTCTAAGCAGGGCAAATCGTCCATGGTGGCGGCGTTTATTTAGTCATTAAAAGTTTTAACTTATTTTTGGCTACTTCTGTTTGCTGGCGAACACGCTCACGGCTAAGGCCACGGTCTTGGGCAATTGCAGTCAATGTTTCCGCTTCTCCATTCAACCCATATCTTCTGGCAATTACTTCACGGTCTGCATCATTTAGGTAAAAAAAAGCTAGCTGTAACTGCTCTGAATATTCATCAGTCATCATTTCATCAGGCACATTAGGGTCTGCGATTAAGTCAATAATGCAATTTCCATCATCTGTGAATGATTGATTTAAGCTTGCATGTGGTGCATTGTAATTAACTAGCGTAGCCAGTTCTTCTGCAGTAATACCAATAATGGCAGCAAGTTCTTTTCTCGTTGGCGTTCTTCCGTTGACTTGGACAAACTCAGCCTCTGCTTTAGTCGCTTGATACAATTTATCAAGCACACGCTGCGGAATTTTAACCAAGCGTTCATTGTTGTATATAGCGCGGGATATTGACTGCCTAATCCACCAGTAAGAATAGGTGGAAAACTTATAGCCACGGGATGGATCAAATAATTCAGCCGCCCGTTGCAAGCCAAATGCTCCCTCTTGAATTAAATCAATAAGCTCCATATTATTAGACTTTAAGCAATTAGAATACTTTTTGGCGGCATGTACCACTAAGCGCAGATTTGACTTAACAATTGTGTCACGGGCGCGGATGCCAATTTTAATTTGCCGCAGCTCTTGCTTTGTGCGCTCCCCTGGCGCATTTCGCAGCTCCATGTACCGCACCACCTGGCGGCCTAGTTGAATCTCTCGCTCTGCCGTTAGCAATGGGAATTTAGTAATGGCAGCTAAATAGTCTGACAGTGGATCAATCATTGCGCCTGCAGTTCGTCGGCAATAGAGTGTAGGTGGTGAAGAACGGTCAGCGCTAACCAGTCGGGGTCGCACCCATCAGCAGCAGCTCGCAGGGCGGCGGCAAGGTTGTTGATGCTTAGGTGTGACGAGCGGTAAGCGTCCAAAACCGCCTGCGCGGCGGGGGAAAGGTCAGTCATGAGATCTGCACGCGAAGGGCGCCGGGTTTGCGTTTAGGTACTGATTGGAAGGTTTCTTGAGATATTTTCCAGTGCACAGAATCTGGCGGGAGTTCTACTTCAAGGGTCCAAACTCTATGGTTGCAATGTTTGCAACGTCGTTGCCTTAGGTGGGAATCAATGGTGTCAGCGCGAGATTGCATTACTTCGCCATTGCCACTTGTGAAAGATGTGTCACAGTTTGGGCAGTTCATCAAAACGCAGGCTCCTCATTTTGCGCAGTACGCGGCAGAAACTCAAACCGCTGCACGCTTAGCACATGCTTGCTGCGCTTATCGCCGGTGGTCTTATCGGCCCAATCTTGGCGTTTAATGTTACCTGTAACCATAATGCAGTCGCCTTTCTTGCAGCGATCAACGACAACCTCAGCAGATTTACCCCATATTTCTACATCAATTGCGTTATTGATGTAATTGCCTTCTTTATCTTTGCCTTCAATAATGCCACCACCAAAATTAGCGACCATGCTGCCGCTATCAAATGAGCGCAGTTGTGGGTCTGAAATGATGCGAATGATGCCGGATGCGTAGAGGCTCATGGGTTCAAAGGAGTGATGTTGTTAGCGGCTTCAAAAGCCAAGACTTGTGCTAGGGGATAGCGAACGCGGGCGACACCAGCAGGAACGGCAATACGCGATAGCGTTATGTATTCAGGGCCGACACCACGGGCGCGTTGATGTTTGATCGTTGCTGGCCGTAGTCCCCACCTAGCGGCCAGTTGTTCAGTTGTTAGATACGGTTCAATCATCAGCAAATGGATCAGATGCAGATGGCACCAGTTCGGTTTCCTTCGCCAGCGCCAGCTTTAGCAGTTCTTGGTACTGGTCATCGCTTAGGTCACCTTTGCGGGCTTCCATACGGCCAGTAACCTCCGTGAGCTTGGCAATGCTATCAGCCTTAGCAATAGCAGCCTTGCCAGCGATAAAGATCTTGGCATCACCAGCAGGCGCTGCGGTTACGGTAACCGTCTCTACCGCCTGATCCATTTCATCGGTGCTGTAAACGCCTGACATGTCAGCAGGGAATGCCTTGCGGAGTGCAAGGGCTTCGCTGCATTTTGCAATCATGGCGGCTGGCATCTTGGACCACAGGCCTTGGCCAGCGTTGTAGTCCGCAAAGCGAGCAACACCGACAAAAGGATGCGCAGCACCTTTGCGGTGCAAAACTGTCTTAGCTGCAGCGGGTGGCTTGCTGTTCAGCCACACATCAGCCCAGACGCCATCATCACCGCACCAATACGTCTCAGATCCATCAAGCTGGCCAGTGCGTTCGGCAATGGCTCTTAAACCGTCGATGCCAGCCTGAATGGTCATCTTGCCGCCACGCTTGATGGCGTAGATCTGCTTGCTAAACGGATCAAGTCCCGTCCGCTGGCAGGCATAGGCAAACAGTCGCAACTCGTCGTTGCTGCAGCCTGGCGCAATAGTGGTACTAATTAGCTGGGTTTGCTCTGGTGTCCAGAGCGCAAGGCTAGAAGTCATCGGAGGTAATGGTTTGGGTGGTTGAAAGCGCCCAGCCGGGTAAGCTCAGCGATTGAAGGCCAGTGCTGTAGCCAGGCCATTCGTTGATGGCACGGCAGTCGGCAATGGTTTGTAGGTTTTGACGGCGCAGCGCCTCACCAGCAGCCATGGCGGCAGCGTCCAATTGATAAACGCCTACGCCATATGGGTAGGATTTCTCAACGGCAATAAAAATGAAGCGCTCAGCATTGAGGCCAGCCATGTAATGGCAAGCCTGCTGATGGTACTTAAAATTAATTACGCTCTTAGCAAACCCAGCCGGGCTGGCATCAATTGTGGTTTTAAGGTCCACAATGGTGGTGCCGTCATACCAGTCAGGGCGACATTTGCACCGCAAACCGGTAGCGGCATCATCCCACCAGAAGGACTGCTCTGCCTTGCCAGCAGACAGCAAGATCATTGCCATCGGATGGCCGCGGACGGCATCGCTCATAGCTAGTGCCAGTTCCATGTCGCCATTGGTTACAGCCTCGATGCCAGCAGCAGCAAGCTCAGCAGCTTGTTCCTTACCAGCTTTGGTGGTGCGTGATGCGCACGTTGAGTAGCGTGCGCCCAACTCATAAGGCTCTAGCACTGCGCAATGAACCAAGCTGCCAAGCCGCATCGCTGCAGTTGGCGTTGATGGCGGGCGCTGAGGGTCTAGATACCGCTTCCAGTAGTGATACGGGCTGGCCGTAACCGCATTCAGGTGACTGGCGCTAACAGCAGGGTCAGCGTGGTACTCAGCGTTTGTAGTCATCCCTAAGTGCTCGGTGAAGATTTGATGCAGCGCCGTAAGTGGCGCCAAGCTCTGGCCATGCCTTGAACAACCGGTCACGGTTGGTCGGGTCAGCCTTGAGGCCAGCCGCTGCTAAAGCCTTGAAGAAACCGCCGCCATATTCGGCGGCAGTCATTAGTGTCCAGTGCTGTTCGATTGGGTTCATTTGTCGAGCTGGTGATATGCGTAGGGCTGAGGCGCGGTGCCAAAACTGCCGACAATGGCGCCAAATGTCGAGGCGACAATCAGGAATGAAAGAATGTTGGCCATGGTTCTTGGGTTGGGGTGATTGACGCCAGATTGGGTGCGGCTCTGGCGGGCCGCGTGGGGGTTAGACGAGCTTGGCGAGCGCGGCGATGCCAGCAGCTCCGGTGCTGCAGGTCAGGCGGATGTGTTGCTGGATGGATTGTTCGCTCACTGCGGCACTACTACTGGCGGCAGGCTAAGGCAATGGTTGGATCGGCAGCTCAGATACAGGCACCCACCAAAGGCGAACAGTCCACACGCCGCCGGTTGCCATGCAATGCTGCTCCCATGCAACAAACTGATCTAAGGTATCGTCTGGTTGCCACATGTCACCAGCCCTTATAGGGGATGAGCTTGAAATGTAGACAGCTTTAGGGCAAGGCGGGAAAAAGCCCTGCGCTCGGTATTGTTCGTGAGTAAAGCGCATAGCGAAAGGGCGCCGTAGCGCCCCGGTTCAGTTCAGTTGATGCAGGCGTTGGCCAGCATTTCGTTGGCGGTGTTGAGGCGCTGGAAGAGCTGCGGCAGAATGTGGAAGTGACGCTCGCGCTTGGCGGCTTCGATCATGCCCAAGGTCTCGTTGCGGAACTCTTGCCACTCTTGACGCTGTGACTTGCGTGCAGGCTTACGGCTTGCAGTGATCACAACCGGGAAGCTGGATTGCTTGCGGTTGTTTGCCTTCCATGCAGCCAGTTCAGCGGCGGTCATGTTGGCGGTGATGGAGGCGCGGGTCATTGCTCTAGATGTGGGGTGGAAGCTCTCGCCTCCTGTCCCCATATCCTACACCATGGTCAACCCCTGTCAACACATGCGCTGGACAAGGCTGCGGCTGATGCCTAGATGCGTTGCAATCCGCTGTTGGGCCCAGCCTTGGCGGCGTAGGCGGCGGATGCGTTGCTGTTGCGTTTGCGTCACCCACAGCAGGATGACAATCGGAAGGGTCAGCAAAACTGCCGCCCATACAAAAATGCAGGTCATGATTCAAGTTATAATGATTGGTTTGCTGGCCTTGCACCAGCTTGGTCTCGTTTGGGTTACGCGGTCGTTTGACTGTTCCCGCGGGAGGCTCCTTGTGGCTACTGCCGGGGTGCTTCCGTCCGCCCCATGCAACCATTATACACCCTAGTCAATAGTTGCTGTGCATCTGCCACACTGCGAGCCACACCAGCAACACCACCAGCAGCCTGCACTGCGTCTAGCCACTGCCGCTGCTCTGGCCTAAGCCTACCGGTAGGGGTCTTTACCTCAATGCTGGTGAACACGGCCACTTGGGTGCCGACCATATCCTGAGTAACGGTGCGAGTTGTCCAGCCGATCAGGTCGGCGCTGCCTTTGCACAGGCCAAACTGCACCGGGCGGCCATTGGCGTCCTTGAGCGTGCCGGTGTTATTGCGGAATAGTCGGCAATTGCCGCTGCTGCACGCCAGGCGGATGTGTTGCTGGATGGATTGTTCAGATGGCATAACGCTTAGCCAGTCGCGCCTGGTAGACACGTTCCGCCCATCCTCGCTTGTAGCCTCGTTGCTGCGCTAGTTGGCGCAGGTCGTCGAGGCTTTGAGCGCGAGTAATGTCAGCTTTGTTTTTGTGCTGTGTTTGTTTAAGCTGGCTAGGGCTAAATTGCTGCATTTTGTCTTCAATTAAAACATTGCAAAGCACATCATTGGGGCCAGCATCTTTTTGTTTGTTGTATCCATTTTCTATGATTATGTCACTGCCGTCAAACACGCAATATCCTTTAGGGTCGCTTATGCTAACAAATATTCCAGACTTCCAACCTCTTATCGTTCCTCCGCCAACCATTACTGGATTTCCAAATAAAAATCTTGCAAATTTAGTGCCATAATCAGCCACTAGTAGTGCTTCAAATTTATTTCCGTAGTAATCCACCAGTTCGCCATCAATAACTTGCAGCTCCCTAGCCTCAGCGGCGAACGTATGGCCGCACTCACCGCACTGCTTAGCCTGGCTGGCCATTGCAGCGAAGCACTGGGGGCACACCTTGACCGATGGCGCCTGCTCGCGGTCGCGCTTAGGGATACCGTCCAGCGTCCAATCACGCGGCTCCAGGTGGTGGCCTAGCCGCAGTGTGTTGCCCACATGGTCAAGTACCACCGCACGCTTGCCAAGGTGTGGGCGCAAGCATCTACCAATCATCTGCAGATGCAACGCCACCGATGCAGTAGGCCGCAGCAGTATGCAGCCGCCGACTGAAGGCACGTCTACGCCTTCGCCGATCAGGGCGCAGGAGGTGAGCACGCGTATCCGTCCAGCTCCTAGCGCTTGCAGCAGGTCGCGCCGCTGCTCGCTGGTCATGCTGCCGTCAATGCTGGCGGCTGGGATGCCAGCACCCATGAACAATGCCGCCACCGCCTCAGCATGAGCCACACTGCAGCAGAAGGCAATTGCGGTTTGGCCAGCTAGATGCTTGCGGTAATGGCCGATGCAGTCGCCCATGATCGTGCCGACACGCTGCTCAGCCTGCTTGGTGTCAAAATCACCCATGGTCTTGCGCAGACCAGTGGCATTAAACCCCGGCGGTGCTAGCACCCGAGCAGGCGCCAGAAATCCTGCATCGGTCAATTCCGCTGCTGATGGGCCTTGCACCATGGCTTGGTAATGAGCGCCAAGCCCACGGCCATCACTGCGTATCGGGGTTGCAGTAACACCCAGCAGATGCGCCTTATGGAAATGAGCAACGACCTTGGCCCATGTGTCAGCCGTGGTGTGGTGCGCTTCATCAACCACTAGGAGCTGAAAGAAATCCCTAGGCAACAGGTGCAGCCTACGGGCTAGCGTTTGCACGCTGGCGACCTGCACTGAATGAGACAGATCCATACTGCGGTTGGCTTGGATGCGGCCATGCGGCACCGGCAGGCTGCGGCTGGCTTGGTCCAGCAACTCCTGGCGGTGCACCAAAATGCAGACCCGGTTGCCTTTTTCTGCCGCAGCTTGGGCAATATGGCTGAAGCACACGGTCTTACCGCCGCCGGTGGGCAGCACCGCCAGCACTGAACGCTTGCCTAGCTGGTACTGCAGACGGATGTCGGTTATTAGTTGGTGCTGGTAGGGGCGGAGGTTCACACCAGCTCACCCTGCTTATGCGACTCCACCATGCTCAGGTTCTTGGCAGCGCAGTTGAAGTAGCTGGGTTTCAGTTCAAAGCCAACGAACCGGCGGCCCATCTGCAGGCTGACGTAGCCCTCGCTGCCGATACCAGCGAATGGGCTGAGCACCAGATCGCCAGGGTTGCTCCATAGCTGCATCCCACGGCGGATCACCTCAAGCTGCAGCGGGCAGATGTGCCGCTCATCCTCGTTAGCGCGGGCGCTGCGGTATTGCAACGTATCCGATGGGTTGATATCCATCCATATTGGGCTGGCATACCGCTGCCAGATGTTAATGCTGTCCTTGATCTTGTCGCCAGTCTTAGGCGGTGGATTCTCGCCAGCAAACTCCGTGAACGGCCCAGCGCATGGCTCTGGGTTGTCGCCAAGCTTGCGCACCGTTACCAGATAGTCGGGGATGCCCTGACGGCTAAGCGCTGAGTCCTTACGCACTTGCTTATGCAGCAGCCCGATCGCCTTGGTGCGCTGCATTGCGGTAACTGGATCTTTCCAGATGCATACCTCGCTATGGAATACAAAGCCCGCAGCTTGAAAAATGCGCAGCATGTCGCCACGGAAGTCCTTAACGCCAATGAAGCCATCGCGCTCTTTGCTGCTAGGCAGATTCATGCAGTGAAAACTGATCAACCGGCCTGGCATCATCACCCGATGCAGCTCTGTTGCTAGGAACGCAAAGTGATCAAAGAACTCCTGTTCAGTGCGGCTATTGCCCATATCACGGTCGCTATTGCTGTAGGTGTACAGCGACGCAAATGGCGGGCTAAAGATGCTGTAGTGGATGCTATCTGAATCGAGTTGCTTGATGCTCTCAACGCAGTCGCCCATGTACATATCCCAGTTGTCGCCTGACTGATGTTCTGTGATGTGCGGCGCAACCTGACGCTGGATCTTCTTGAGCTGTTCCATTGTTTGTTGTTTCATGATGACAACCATTGATTCAGCCATGGCAATGCTGTCCGCTTCTTTGCGGCGGATGTTTTCAATGACGCGGCCTTCGCCTACGTCGTAGATGATGTGCGCATTAACTGGTTGCTGCTGGCCAAATCTCCAGCACCTACGAATGGCTTGATAAAAAGCCTCGTAACTGTGGCTCAAGCCAACAAATGAGACATTATGGCAACTTTGGAAGTTAAGACCAAAACCAAAGATGCTTGGCTTACTGACCAGCACGCGGATCTTGCCATCTTGGAAGTCAATAGCTGATTGCCGCTTATGGTCATCGCTATCGCTACCTGACACTTCAACGGCGCCATTGATAGCAGCAGCAAGCGCTTTGGATTCATCGTTCAGATTGCACCAAACCAACCATTGCTCGCCGCTGCTGTTGGCTAGTGCCGCAGCAGCATCAACCCGCATCTGCAGCGATGCCTTGCGCACTTGGCGTTGATCGTTCAGTGTCCGCGCTTCCATGGCAAATAGCGCCATCTGGCCTGCATCATCTGCTACTGCCTCGCGTGGTGTCTCCACCGTGCAGTCACTGATCTGTAGATCCGGCAGGGTGAAGTCGCCGTCCTCATAGCCAAGATCTGATGGCTTGCGGATGGTCACCGCCCAACTGCAGACCCATTCCCAGAACTTACTCTTGGCGTGTCCTTTAATGCGCCACTTGGCGGTGTCGCCGCCGTCATGCACGAAGAACATTGCCAGCATCTCAGTCCTAGTCATCACGCCGATGAACTCAGCGTGATTGCCCAGCTCCATGTGGTCGTTAGGTGCTGGTGTCGCAGAACAGGCCAGCCGGAATGGCGTCTGACTGAATGACTCGATGATCTGGTTGCGGATCTTGCCGGTATACGCCTTAAGGATGCTGCTCTCGTCAAGCACCACGCCATCAAAAGCGGCCGGGTAAAAGTGGCTGAGCTTCTCGTAGTTGGTGATAGTGATGCCGGGCTTGACCTCGCCCTGGACTGCAGCAAACGCGCACGGGATGCCGAACTTGCTGCCCTCGCGGACGGTCTGATGCGCCACGGCTAGTGGTGCCAGCACCAGCACGTTGCCGCCAGTGTGCTGATGCACCTGATGGGCCCATTCGAGCTGCATGGCGGTCTTGCCCATGCCACAGTCGGCCCAGATGCAGAACCTGCCAACACGGCAGGCCATGGTCACGATGTCCCGCTGAAAAGGGAACAGCGGCGCAATGAAGCTAGTCGGGTCAAATCCTGCAGGCGCGCAGGCAGTGGACTTTGAAGCTAGGAAGTCTTTGTAGGCCATTGGCAGCCATCTGGCATTGCTACCGTAACCCTAGGGGCTACACTGTGTCAAGCATCCACCGCCGCCAATGCAGCTATGCCGTCCATTTAGCCTTAGGCTTAGCCCAGAGCTTTTGCGGTGGCTGGATTCCTGGCGCGGTGATCGCATGTCACGCGGCACCGCCATTCGGTTGCTGTTACAGCAAGCCATGGAACGGCAGGCCCAGTCATGAGCCTACAAACAGAACTAGACCGCCTACCTGACGGTTGGGGTTACGTCGCAGTCGATGATAAAAAGCGCCCATACCAACAGGAATGGCAAAAGCATCCGCTAACCAAACAAGCTTTGGCGCTTGAGTTAGCAAGCGGTCACGCCCGTGCCATTGGTGTTTGCTGCGGTGTGCCGTCCGGTGGCCTGCTATTCCTAGACCACGACGGTAAATCCGCCAGCACCATTCTCCGCGACTGGGGTTGTCCCATGTCGTCATTGCCTAAAAGCTGGGTGGTGACCAGTGGCCGCGATGGCAGGTTTCAAGTCATATACCGCGTGCCCGAAACCTATTGGGACAGCATCACAACTCGTAAATTCAAAACCGGCGTCACCGACTCCGAAGGCAAGCCAGAGCAAATTGAACTGCGTTGGAATGGCCTGCAATCCGTAGTAGCAGGTGCCCATCCATTGACCGGCGGCTACCACTGGGTTACAGGCTATGCGCCAGGTGACTTAGAAATCGCCGAGGCTCCTTTATGCCTCATTGAGCGGATGCTGCGGCCAACGCCTGCGCCTGCGCCTGCGCCAGCGCTTGCGGTTGCCGTAGATGCCAGCAGCGACAGCGACCGCGCACGGTCATACCTCGCCGCACTAAGCGCCAGTCGTGCTGATGACTACGACGAATGGCTTGAAATCGGCATGGCCTTACACAGCCTTGGCGATGACAGCCTGCTAGATGACTGGGAACAATGGTCTGCGCAGTCAGGTAAGCACAAGCCCAGCGACTGCCAGCGCAAATGGCGCTCCTTTAAAAAGTCAGGTATCACCCTTGGCACCTTAGGCGAAAAGGCCAAACGCGATGGCTGGCAGGGTAAACACCGCGCTGCAAATGCTGTAAGCACGCATCAGCCACCAGCGGCACAGGCAGCGGCGCCAATCATGGGAAAGCCGCAGAAGCTAGAGACCGCTGAACTGTTGCAATTATTACGCAGCCAAGGCAAAGACATACGCTTTAACACGTTTACCCAGCAAATTGAAATTAAAGGCAAGGTTATAGATGGCATCGACCGTTTTTACCTACAGCTAGCTGAACTGGGTTACAAGGTATCAAAGGAACTTGCCATTGACTGCCTAGTGCAGGTGGCAAATGAAAACCAATACGACCCAGTGCGGCTGTACCTAGAGCACGTTGCAGATGCCGTGCCGCCTGGCTACATCGACCGTCTAGCGACCGCATACCTACGGCCAGTGGACCAAGCCATCGCAGAACCGACCATATACGACGAAATGCTTAAGCGCACCATTATTGGTGCAGTTGCACGGGCATTTGATCCAGGTTGTAAACACGACACCGCCTGCGTGCTAATGGGTGATCAAGGCGCTTACAAATCCAGCTTTTGGCAGTGCCTGGGCGGTCCGTTTTTTAGTGATGCCTTAGGCGATATTGCCACTAAGGACGATGTAATGGTGCTTCACCGCAGTTGGATTATGGAATGGGCGGAACTAGATCACATCACAAACCGCAAGCACGCTGGGCATGTTAAATCATTTCTATCTCAAGCAGTTGACTTAATGCGCGTGCCCTACGGCAAAGCAGTCGAAGCCTTCCCAAGGCGCTGCATAATTGTTGGCACCACCAATAAAACTGCTGGGTTCTTGGTAGATGAAACCGGCAACCGTAGGTTCTGGGTAATACCAACAACTAAGACCCAAGTGGACCAAATTAACACCGCATCTCTACTGTTGGAACGTGATGCCATATGGTCCGCTGCAGTACATGCCTATCGCAACAATCAAACCAATAGATTACCAGCTCAAATGGAAATACAGGTCACTAAAGAAAATGATACCTACCTAATTGACTCCCCATGGCGTCATGCAATCGAGCAATATCTAGCCAATAGGCGCTCAGTGGACATCGTTACATCTGAGGAGATTCTTACACATGGGATCAAGAAACCACTTGAGCGCCAGACCAGAGCGGACCAGATGCAGGTGGCATCCATTCTTAAGGATCTTAATTGGGTCAAGGTTCGAGAATCAACAGGTCGTCGCCGGTGGCATTACACACGGTTGGACGGACAGGACGGCTAAAAGCCAGTTGACGACTACGTTTTGGCCGTCCCAACCGCACGACCGACCTACCTAAGGTCTAGGAGTTGCCTAATACCCCCTATACCCCTCTTTTATCTATCTTTATAAGAGGTTAGGAGGTTAGGACGGTTAGGAGAAGCCCTGCGCTGCAACGTCTTTTGCCGTCCATACCTTGCAAAAAAGGTTAGCCGCCCTGACTGGCACTAGGATCTGCCCGTTACACCTGTTTAAATGCCTGAAATTAAGTTTCATGTTTCTGATGCTGAACTGTCAGAATTGAATGCCGCTGCCGCTTCCGCTGGAACCAGCCGGGCGGCATTTATTCGTGACCGTGCCCTTGCAGGAATGACCACGATGGACTACAATGCGCTGGTGGCTGGGGCCGTGCGTCAAATGCATGGCGACATCCCACGCAGCAAAATTGAACACCTCGTCGCATATGTCATCAATCAAACAGCAACCAGTAGTCGAACAGCTCCGTGCGCTATTGACAGAAGCGCTTGCAGTCGCCGCTGCAATCCGTGACAACGCCCAAGACGATCAGCAGCCGCTGCCTGCTGACATAGCTGAATCGCTCACATCCATCGCATCCACAATCAATGAAGCTTGTAACGTCCCAGATCGAATTGCACAATGCATTGCGTCTGGTGGCGCGTGCAGTCGGTAACGGTCGCACTCATGCCATTACCGCTGGCGTGTTGCTACATGCTGCCGATGGCATATTGACCGTCACCGGCTACGACATGGAGCTAGGCATCACAACCGCCATCAGCGCCTCCGTAGAGGCCCATGGCACCACCGTCGTGCCCCATCGGCTGCTGTCCGACATCATTGGCCGCTTAGACGCCTCTGAGGCCGTCTCGCTGGCCATCAGCGGCAATCGGCTGGCATTGGTATCGCTCAGCGGCTCCTACAGCCTCTCAGTGGCCTCTGCGGATGATTTCCCAGCTTTACCCGTGGTGGATGCTGCCAATGGCATTGCCATCGACCTCGTTGGCCCCTTGGCCGCCGTCATGCCAGCAGCCAGCACCGACGTCAGCAAGCAGTTACTGCAGGGCATTCACCTGGCCACTGGCCGCGTAGAAGCCACCGATGGTCATCGCCTGGCAATTTGCGCCATCGACTCAGACGCTGAACTAGATCTGGTGCTACCTGTGCGCTGCCTGCAGCAAGTCCGGCAACCGGCAACCATCGCCATCGACAAAGGCCAGGTGGGCATCGTCCTAGCCGATGGCACACAAATCACCAGCCGCACCCTAGACGGCACCTATCCCAATGTCCGGCAGTTGGTGCCCACAGAATTTGCACACGCATTAACCGTTGATCGTCTGCAACTGCTGCACGCCTTAGAGCGCGTGGCCTTAATTGCCGTCAATCATAACTCAATTGTTAAATTATCAACCGCAAGTAAAATTCTTGAAATCACAGCCGAAGCCGATGCCAACAGCGGCGCCGAATCCCTTGTAACCACTGGCACCTTGCCCGATCTAGCCATCAACGTTCATTACCTAATCGACGGCTTAAAAACCATGGGCGCTAAGTCGGTCACCCTATCCGCCAACACCGCAACCGCACCCGTCACCTTGACGCCTGACGGCATAAGTAGCCATACTTACCTCATAATGCCTGTTCAAGTCAGAAGCTAATGGCCAAAAAGTGCACAAACACAGAAGCAGATCAACGGGTAAATGCCGTCTACGATCTGCTTTTGCGTGCACATAGTAGAACACAAATTATTCGATTTGCTTCGGAATCTTGGGGCGTAGGTGATCGCCAAACTGAACATTACATGGCGCGTGCGCGTCAATTAATGGCGCTTGATGCTGAACTTGAACGCCCGCAATGGTTGACTGCTGCTATTGCACGTCTTCAAGATTACGAACGCGAAGCACGTGAAAAAGGCAACTTAGGTATTGCAATTAAAGCCTTAGAAGACCAAGCCAAGCTATTGCAGTTTCCAATGACATGACACTTTTGGCTGGCATTTGCGAGCCCGGCAGGTTGTTGGCGTTCATGCAGTCAACAACACAAGAAGACACCGCAGCAACGTTAGAACGCATCCGCGCTGATTTGCATCCAGGCCAGCTTGCGTTTGTTAATGACCAAACCACCAGCATCCTTGGCGTGTCTGCTGGCTACGGCGCAGGCAAGACCAGAGCGCTATGCGCAAAGGCCGTTCACCTTGCCATGGCAAATCAAAGCTTTATTGGTGTGGTAATGGAGCCCACGGGTCCGCTAATCCGGGACATTTGGCAGAATGATTTTGATGATTTTTTAGAAACCTACGACATTCCATATACATTTAGGGCATCACCATTGCCTGAATACAATCTCCATTTGCCGGGTGGTGATACCAAAATCCTATGCCGTAGCTTTGAGAACTGGACACGCATCATCGGCATTAACGGCGCATGGATACTGGCCGATGAGATCGACACCGTAGCGCCCAGCATCGCCAATAAGGCATTCCCCAAGATCCTTGGCCGCTTACGTGCAGGTAATGTGCGGCAGTTTGCGGCGGCATCCACACCAGAAGGTTTTAGATGGATGTGGCAAACATTCGCCAGTGAAGACAGTAAAGGCCGCACGGATCGAAAGCTGATCCGAATGCGCACTGCTGATAACCCGCATTTACCGCCGGACTTTATTGAGCGGATGCAGGCCAACTATGACCCGCAACTGCTCAAGGCTTACCTAGATGGCGAGTTTGTAAATCTAACCACCGGCCAAGTGTATGACCGCTTTGATCGTGCCAACCATGTGGCTGACATCACTGCACCTGACAGCCGTGAACCGTTGCGCATCGGCGTTGACTTCAACGTTGGCAATATGTCGGCAGTGATCGCATATCGCAATGGCAAAACACTACACGTATTTGATGAGATCAGCGGCGCCAATGACACTGACGCATTAGCAGCCGCCATCAAAAGCCGTTACCCAGACCATCGCCTTTATGTGTACCCAGATGCCAGTGGCGGCAACCGCAGCACCAATGCAACCCAAACCGATATTGCCATCCTTGAGAGCTACGGCATGTCCAACCAATCACCACGCGCCAACCCACCGGTGCGCGACCGCGTAGCAGCAGTGCAGGCGCTACTGGAGAACGGCAAAGGTGAGGTGCGTTTACACATCGCCGCATCATGTGTAAAGCTTATTGAATGCCTAGAACTGCAAAGCTATACAGAACGCGGTGAACCTGATAAAGACCAAGGCTATGACCACATGAACGACGCCATCGGTTATCTCATCTGGCGTGAGTTCAACCCCCTGCACGCTAGAGCAGGCCGTGGCACAGGAGTTAGATTGTATTGACACCATAAGCCGCTGCAATGTATAGCCTGCCGTCTGC